TGCTGAGAATCAAGCCAAGCTTGCAGAGTTTCAGACAGCTGCGGAGTTTCTTGCTAAGAACGCTGACCTAAAACAGCAGATGGAATTAGCTAACCTTAGTTCAGAACAACAGACAAGGCTGGCAAATCTATCGGCTTTAAATCAGGCGGGTGCTGACAACCTTAATGCAGCACAGCAGACTGAATTAGCCAATCTAAATGCCCAGATGCAGACTAACTTGGCTGCTGCCGAGATTGCAAGACAGCTTAATGTGGCCCAGCTTAACGTAGACCAGCAGCGGGCAGTACAGAATGCTACTACTGTTGCTAACATAGACTTAACTAAGTTTAATGCTGCACAGCAAGCTGAGTTGGCTAACAGCCAGTTTATGCAATCAACTACAATAGCCAATATGAACGCTAGGCAGCAAGCTGCTATGCAGAATGCCACGGCTATGGCTTCAATGGATTTGGCTACTGCGGATCAGCGTACAAAATTAGCTATACAGAATGCACAGAACTTTCTGACACTTGATATGGCTAACTTATCCAATCAGCAACAGGCACTTGTTCTTGATCAGCAGATGCAGCAGCAGAGACTGTTGTCAGATCAGGCTGCTACAAACGCTGCCTTGCAGTTTAACGCAGCTAACAAGCAACAGGCCCAGCAATTTATGGCTAACTTGTATACGCAGACAGAGCAGTTTAATGCAGCCCAGACAAATGCTATGGCTCAGTTTAACGCTACTGAACAGAACAGGATCGCTGCTATAAACGCAGGAAATGAAATTGATATAGCTAAGTTCAACAACCAGTTGACCACACAGCTAGAGCAGTTCAATGCTCAGATGGATCAACAGAGGGAACTTTGGAATGCCCAAAATGCACAGGCAATCCAACAGTCTAATATTGAATGGCGCAGACAGGCTAACACAATAGACACTGCTGCACAGAATGCTTCTAACCAAGCTGCTGCGCAGATGGCATTTAATCTGACGGCTGCTGAGTTATCTAACATTTGGCAGCAGTTGCGTGATGAGGCTACATATGCTAGAACAGCATATGAAAATGAACAGCAGCGTAAGACAACATTGTATGCTACAGCGTTGTCTAACGAAGCAAGTATTTCTGAAACAGGCAGTACATCTGCTATGGACAGAGTAGTTAATATAATTACAGGCATACTAATGAGTGGTGTTTAAACATGGGATTTTTTAGCAAAATATTTAAAGGCGTAAAGAAAGTCTTTAAGTCTATAGGCAAACGTATTAAAAAAATTGCCAAAAGTGTTGGTAAGTTTATGGACAAGGTTGGCATTGTCGGTCAGATTGCTATGTCCTTTATTCTGCCGGGAGTTGGAGGAGCCTTGCTTAAAACGCTAGGCGGGACACTAGGAAAAGTAGCTGCTTGGGCGAGTACTGCTGGAGGCAACGCTTTGGTACAGGGCGCGAAAGCAGTTATAGGTACAGCAACAAAGTTTGTAACTCAGACTGCTAGGGCGTTTAATACTGTTACCTCAGGTGTTAAAAACTTTCTTGGTGAAACAATTAAGACAGCTGCTAATAAAATCCCCGGAATAAATATTGAAGGTGCAGCTGATAGTTTTCTTATGGGCAAAGATGGATTCTTTGGAGCAGATACTGCATTTGGCAGAGCAGCAGGTGCTACTGCTAAAACTTGGAACACTACAATTGGATCAAGCAAATGGATGCGTCAGTTTGACCCGTCTTTCCAGCGTTTAGAAACCGCAGTATCTAGACCTGTAGTACAAACTGATAATGTATTTGATTCTGGAATTAAATATGATATGCCAGAAGTTAGCCTTCAAGCCCCGGGCAAACAAGGATTTGATTTAGGTTTACCTGAAATGCCTGAACTCCCAGAAATACCTACATCTGCACAGGCTACTATTACTGGTGGGGATAGCTTGTTAGCCCAGAAATCTGCTGGTTTGTATGAAGAAGGATTTATAAAAGGTGGAGTTGAAGCTGTTCAGCCTGAAAAAACTAATCTTTTAAGAGATGGTTATTCTGCACCCAGCTGGGAAGAGGCAATTGCTGATCCTTCTAAAGTACCAACAACGACTGTGCGCCCTCTTAAAGAATTAAAAGAGGAAGCATTAGACTATGATTTTGGATTAGAAAAATCTACTTCTGGTATTAACCTAACAGGAGAGGCAGTTACAGCAGGGATCACTACTGCTGCCCAAGAATATTTCTCTACACCTGAAACAGGCTTTGGCGGGCAGTCAGTTTACGGTGCAGCACCTATAATAATGCCTCAGTACGAAGTAGAAGAGGCAGCACCTTTACCTATGTTTGGTAATCCCATGTTCCAAATTGATATAGCCCAGCCGGGAGACCGTTATTATAGACCAACAGGTGAGTGGGCTAGAAGGATGGGCGCATTTGCATCACCAGTAACGATAGGATGATAACATGAATCAAGATATGGCAGATTATATCAATAGGGCGGGACGGGCTATCCCCGGGCAGTCCCTGACTAATGATCCTGAAAACCCACAGCCTTTTGAGAAGTCTCCTGAGTTTACAGAGATGCGTGATGCCCTTGAATACATTTTTGTAGCAATCACCGAAAAAGAAACTTACATGCCCTTGATGCAGGAAATTTCAGGTGGCTTTCCTATTATGGACTTTGTGCAGGTGTTTCTGTTTGAAGGGTTTAACAACGGCAAATGGAACCCCGACTTGATGCTTCTGTTGGCTGAACCTATGACCTACATGATTATGGCTTTAGCTGAACGTCTTGATATTGACTACGTTATATATCGGGGTGAAGAGGAAGAAGAAGCAGCTGAAGAAGAAGTAATGGGCATCGCTTCTACTAAAAGAGTATTGGATAAAATAAAAAATGCCAAGGGCGTACCTGCGGGTGTGTTACCTGATAAAATAGAAACAGCAATTGAAGAAATGCCTGTAGACAGCTTGATGGCTCAACCGCCCGCAGAAGAAGCTGAAGAAGCCCCCGCCAGTTTGATGGCACAACAGTAAGAGGATTATATAGATGGCTATTGAACAGTTTGGACAATCACTGCTTGCGGGACAGCGTCAGAGGCAGCGAAGGGTAGCTAAACAGCAGCGTAGAATGCAGAGAGAAACTGCCCTTGGTACTATAGCTGGGGGTATAGGTAACGCATTTCTTAAACAAAAAGCTGAAGACTTTTTAAACGATGAAGGTTTTAGGGCTGAGTTAGTACAGTTAGGCAGGGCATCCAAAGAATATGAAAAGGCTCTTCCTATGCAAGAAGAGATGATAAAACAAAACAAAAATTCTTTGCAGTATATTGAAGATAATTTAATGACTCAGGCCGATGCCCGAGCAAGAGAAATTTTAGAAAATGACGAACTAGCTACATTACCAGAAGTTCAAGCATTTGTTAGAAAACAAATTCATGAAGAAGCCGTAGCACAAGCAAAGGCATTTGATAATGTTATAAAATATGGTTCGCAGTTAGCTACGCCTGAAGAGGCTATAGCAGCCCGTCAGCGATTAGTAAAAGAAAATTTACCTACTAATGTGGGACAGGCTTTTGCTGGTTGGGCAGTAAATCTTTTTAAACCTGAAGATAAAAAGAAAATAGAATATAATGTTTTGTTAGAAAGTGCTAACAACAAATATAAAGATAATCTTGAAGCTTTTGAATTAGCTAATGCAGCCTTTAATTCAGGTAGAGGTCTTAGTGAATCTTTTGAAATTGCAGATAAACTAACTGCAATGGAAAAAGATATAATGAGTGACGAAAGGGCTGGAGAGTTTAGGACTTTAGTAGATAAAAATATTAGTTATACTGGTACGGGAACTACTGGTGTCTATAAAAAAGTTACAAAAAGCACTTTCTTTGACCGTAGGCTAAATAAAAATATTGCAATAACTGATGTAGATGCTGATCCAATAGATTTTAGAACAGAAGAAGGTATACAAAAAGCTTTTGCAGATTCAATTGTACCTTTTAGTGACTCTGTGTACATGTCTCCTTTAACAAGAAAGGCGCAGGAAGAATTAATAACTAATCCCGACTTTATAATAAAACCTAAAAATGCTGAGGAATTCAAAAAATCCTATAACATATATAAAGAAGTTGCTGATAAGCCGGAAAATATCAAACCTGATTTTGCTCCAAGGCAAGGCTTTGATCTTCAACAACTACTGATGCAGAACTATGTTAGGAATATTTTTGAAACTGATGAAATATTAAGTGATGAATATGCATCACAGGAAGAAAAGGAAACTGCACTGATAAGATTGTTTGAAGAACTATCAGGTTTAAATACTTTTAGCGGGCAAGAGTAAATATTAAAATGTCAGAAAAACTAAAACCTATTAGACCATCTTTAGATTTAGATTTAGATGAAATAGAAAGCAGCATTACTGTTACTGAACCTAATGTTCGGGAAAGCCCATCAATTATGATGGACATTCTAAGAGAACAACAGAGAGAAAATAGGACAGGTTATGGTGCTGATATTTTTAGGTCAGTTTTAGATACTTCCCAAGATATAGCAGCTACTGTTTTGGATGTTCCTAATCTAGTAGTAGAAAATTTTTCTGTGCCACCAAGTAAAAATGGAGAATGGCTGACGGATGAAGAGTTTGGAGAGTGGCAAAAATCTTTAAAGGTGATTGATCCTGAAAAAGCTGTAGGTTTAAGTACACAGGCTATGTCTCAGTTAGCCGGGGATATTCCTGTTGTAGGTAAAGATATACAGAAGTTTATTGAAGCAAATGTAGACGAAGATTTTCTAGCTAAAGAAAGAGAAACAACTGCTGGCATAGGTACAGACATAGCTACTTATATAGCTACTATGAATAGACTTGGAGTAGGACGAACAGCTGCTACAAGGGGTGTTACTGGTTCTTTAATGGCAGAACAAATATATTCTGGAGCAGCATCTGACGTTACTTTAATGGACACAGCAGTAGAACTTTTCCCTACTTTTTTTAAAGGAGAAGAAGAAGAGTCCCGTAATCTGCTTCAGCAATATTTTGCATCTGCTACAGATTCTAGAGAAGAAACTGTAACCAAACGTAGACTAACCAATTTAGTAGAAAATAGTCTGTTAGAAGGCACATTTGTTGGTTTGTTTAAAGCGTTCGGTTTTGGCAAAAATGCAATGAATGATATTTCTGGTTACGTTAGAGATAAATTTGGTAAGCCTATTGCCGATTTAGACCAGCCAGAACAGTTAGAACTATTTGACGATATAATTACAAATATTAAAAAATTAGAAGAGCCTAAAGAAGAAACAATAAGACCCCCACTTAGGTCTGCAACTATAGATATGTTTGGAGATACACAAACTCCTGACATTGAAGGTGGAGTTCGGGCTTTAAATCAGACAATGCAGCCGACTAATAATCTTCTTGAAAACATAGCTGCTGTTGTTACTAGGACTAAGAATTTAGTTTTTAGTTCCAGAGGTTCTTTATCAGAACGTGCTAAAGCACTAGAAGAAATGTCTATAAACTTTGCGAAGGCAGATTCTGCTAGAGCAGTTAATATTGCAAATGATTTAAAAAATGCTATAGACACTGCGTTTACCAGAAGCAGTGAACGGGCTGGTATCCGTGAAAGAATAATGGGTGCTTTAGAAGATGATCTAAATTTAATTTATGACTCTGATCGTGAAGGGGCTATTCTTGATTTAACAGAAAAATTTGATATCCCGCCTGAAGTTGCAGAGCCTATCTATGAAGCTAGGATGCTGCTAGATGACTTGTCTAAACAGCTTATAAATTCTAATTATGTAGCCCCTGAGTTAAAAGAAATTCTTTCAGCTAACATGGGTGCTTACATTCGTAGATCATACAGGGCATATACTGATGCTGGTTACGTTGACCAGACATTAAAACAGTTAGACGAGACAAATATAAACAAGAAGCCTCAAGTTATTTTAGATGCTGAAAATTATATGTATCGTCAAGTAGCTAAAGCCAATCCTAATTTTAATGAGGCTCAGATAGAAGCGCAAGCAAAGGCTAATTTAAAAGAAATTATAATGGGTGCTGAAGGCAACATGACTTACTTTACAACTATGCGTAGAGTAAATGATAAAATCATGAATGCCCGCCAAGAGATACCGGAAGAAATAAGAAACTTGTTAGGTGAAATACGAGAGCCTGAAAGTTCCTTAGTTTTATCTATAACTCAAGCTTCTAACTATTTAAGAAATACAGAATATCTTGGGCGTGTTAAAGACATGGCTCAAAATCAGTATTTGTTTGACCAGCCTGTCGGGCCTTTTGCTACTAAAATACAGGGTACTGGGGGTTCTCCTATTGAGGGTATGTATACAACTCCTGAAATGGCGAGGGCTTTAAAAGGAACAGAAGATCGTTTTAGAGATAGAGCCAGACATGAATACGATATGTATGACAGATTTTTGCAACTCAAAGGTTTTTCTCAGGCTGCAAAAACTGTAGGTAGTCACACAACTCATATCAGAAACTTTATAGGTGCTACTCAGTTTGCAATACGTAACGGTTTAAATCCGTTTGAATCACCTGTAGATTCTTTTAAATTATTAAAAAATAATATTACTGCGGGCGGTGATGCTTCTCTTAACGAAACGTACAATCGTTATTTAGAACTAGGACTAGTTAGTTCTAGTGTCAGAGCAAACGAATTCCTTAAGCTTATGGATGTAGGGATTTCAGGAGGCTTTGATATCAACACAAGGCCATTAGATAAAATAGGTAGTGCTATCGGAGACAGTACTCCCGCTAAAGTATATACAGCTACAGATGACTTTTTCAAAATTAGTGGTTATCTACAAGAACTGGATACTTTAAAGCAAGCATATCCTGATACACCTATTTCTGAACTAGAAGTACAAGCAGCAGAAATAGTAAAAAATACATTCCCTACTTACAACAGAGTTCCTCCGGGGATCAAAAGAATAAGATCGCTGCCTATAGGTAACTTTATTGCGTTTCCTGCTGAAGTAATGAGGACTAGTACTAACATTATTGTACAAGCAACTAAAGAACTAAAAAGCGGAAACCCTGTAATAGTTGAAAGAGGGCAGCGTAGGCTAGGTGCTTTTCTAGTAACAGGCGCACCTATCTGGGAAGGTGCTTCTACCATGTCAGGGGAGGCAGCTGGTTTTACAGAACAGCAAGAACGCAATGCTTCTATCTTAACTGAAACGATATACTCTAAAGAGTCTCCGCGCATGTGGAAGCTGGATGAAGAAGATGGTCGTATCTATTATTTAGATACACAGTTTTTGAATTCATATGATTATATCCAGCAGCCGCTAATGGCAGTAGCCAATCGGGTTTTAAATGACGATATTTCAGCGGAAGAATTAGATAAAGAGTTAATTGGTATTGCCATTAGATCAACTATAAAACTAGCTGAACCTTTTGCTGGCGAAAGTATGCTGACAGAAAAACTTTTAGATGTTGGCGCATTAATAGCAAACTGGGAAGCTGGTAGAGGTATTGATGGTAAGGTTATTATATCCCCTAGTGAGTCTGTTTCTGAAAAAATAGCACATGGCGTTTATAATTTAGTTGAGTTAGCTATACCTCAAAGTTTAATAGATATTTCAAAATCTGTTGTTAATGCTCCTAATCCTTATACAGCCCAGCAGCTAACCAATTCTCAAATATTATTAAATAATATAGGACTTAGGTGGGTTGAATTTAGACCTGAAGATAGCCTTGCGATGGCTCTTGTTGAATACAATGGTACTGAGGTTGAAAGTAGTACAGTTAAGTATGACAACACAGGAACTCCCGAAGAAATTGTACAGGAATACATACAAAAGCAATCTGACAATTACGAAGCACAACAGACACTGTTTAGAAAATATAATGCATTTGTAAATTTGTTTGGGACTAGACGCGAAGGTGAAAGGGCAGCTAAAAGAATACTTACAGATAACGATTATGGTAAAGAAAGATTTGATGAACTGAGTGACGGCGTGTTCAGACCTGATAGTGTTGACCATATACTTGATATTGTAGTTGAAAGAGACCGAGAAACTGGTCAGTTTTTAGGTGGGTGGAATAGAGAAAAAATTAGAGAAACAAAAAAGGCTTTGACAAAAGCAAGAAATTTGTTAACAACAGTACCTTTAGATTCTATAGATTATGTTATAGAAACGAGACATCCTAGACTCCTTGCAGAGTTGCAAGAGTTAAGTCAGGGAAGTTGGACAGGAGAATATCAAGACAAATTACAACAAATACCAAAATACCAAGAAGAGTATCCTACGTTTGCTAAAGGCGGGGAGGTTTATAACGTACCTCAAGCCCCAGTAGAACCAGACGAGCGTATTGACAGAATGACCGGACTTCCTTACAAGGAACAGGCCGGGGATATCATGATTGATGAAGAAGATAGGTTTGGGTTTGCTTTGGGTGGTTTTGCCAAAGGCGTATTTAACATAATCAAAACCTATTCTAAAAAGAATATATCTGATGAGGCAGCAGAAGCAGCTGCCAAAAAAATAGAAAGTTTCTACACCCCTGAAGAACTGGCTGACCCTAAAGTCCAAGAGTTTACAGAGTTAAACGCCCGTGCGCTGCTGGACGAGAAACACGACTTGACTGTTGACCAGATGAGGGAACAGGGATGGCAGGGGCCGATAGGCGGTGACGAGTTTAGTATCTGGCGTGGGTACACCCGCGAAGAAATGGAAGCTTTTAACAAAGCAAACCAGCTTGCGGATGAACTTCCGTTGGACGCAGAAGGTATTAATTTTGAAATGACCAATGTCCTTGATGAAATTAATGCGCGAGATATAGAGACACCCACTGTTTCCCCAGAACAGGAACTCCAAGAACAGTACTATAAAAGGATAGACGAGGCTGTTGCTGCTGGCGATGATGATCTAGCAAATGAACTAGAGAACGAACTAGAACTGGCTCTTGAACAGTTGTCAGAAGCCCCCGCCCAAACCACAACAAGTAATGTAAAGGTGGTTTCTAAACTAGACAATGCTTTGGACAAGCTTATTGAACGTGGGCAGCCTATACCTGTGCAGTCGTTTGAAAACTTTCTGATTAATCAGGGTGTACCTAAAGTAGAAATAGAATCATCTAGAATAAAAGATGCTATTGAGTTTCTGGGTGACAACTTGGATGATGCTAAAGGTAAGATACCTAAGTCTCAATTAGCAACAAAAGGTAGGTTAACTCCTGAAATTCTAAACACTATAAAGTCTGCTCGTTCAGATAAAAATAAGTTTGGTGTTAGAGAAGTTGATATGGATGACATACCAGAGGTTGTAGTACCTTCTGAGGAAGAACTTATCGAAGCAAGATTAGACGCAATAAAAACCGCCTATGAAGCAGAATTAAAAGAGGCTGTAGATAACGGACTAGTAAAAGATTATAAACTTGGTATTTTAAATAACGGAGAAACATTCATAGAAGACGTTACTCTAACACCAAAAGGTATTAAGGAATATGAAGACATTGGCTATTTAGATATGGAAGAGGAATATGAGAGTGTACCGGAACAAATTGATGGCATGTTCCGTGATGACTTCTTGCTAGGTTGGGAAATACCCAGCATTGATTACTTTGAGCCAGACGCAACAAAAGTAGATTTTTCAGAAATTACTCTTCCCGACACAAATCTAGATACTTATAAAGTAAGGCTATACAACGATCCTCGTGTAATGGGTAAATCTACTCATTTTCCTGATGAAGGTGAATTTTCTTTCCACACACGCACTGATGTAGAAGATGGTGCAGTAAGGATACTTGAGATACAGTCTGATCAGCTGAACAGTAATATAGAAAGGGCTGAAATAATAAAGAAAGGTAAGAAGCTGCGTGATAAGCCTAATAAAACTAAAGAAGAAATTAAAGAACTAAAAGAGTTTGAAGATATGTTCGGTGATGAGTATATCATGCCAGTAACAGACTTCCCTTACGTTAAGCGGGGTATCTACGGAGAAATCCAAAGGGCATACGATGAAGGTCTTGACCGTATAGAAATAGCTGTTGATCCTTCAGGTGTTAATGATTTAGTACGATCTAAAGAAGTACAGAAAAGATACGAAACAGAGATACCTAAAATTGCTAAAGCTGTAGCAAAAGATATTGATGCTACAACTAGAATGAAAGATGGTTGGCTAGTTATTGATCTCCCCGACAAGCAAATAGAGATACCTAGATACAACGAAGGCGGTAGAATATTGAAGTCAATCTTCAAAACTACAGCCAGCAAACTGAAAAAAGCGGGTAACGCTGTAGGCCGGGGTGTTGCCTCCAAACTCGGCATAGAAAACAGCGATATAGAATGGGCCAACTCCCTTGGCATGAAGTACGGTCAGCGGGAAGAGATGGATGGTAAGGGAGATGCAGCACGACATCTTGCCCTTGGCTGGTTAGCACAGCGTTCTAAGAAACCTGAGTTATCCAAGTTCCTGATCAATGCCCGGGAGGTTATATCTAACGTCCCCGAACGGGAGATGGATCAGTTTAACAACAACCTTGGCTTTGCTATGCAAGCTAGGAGTAGGGCTGAAGCAGAGGAGCGTATAACCAAACTGATAGATGAGCAGCAAGCCCGCTATATGACTCCCGCCCAAAGTCAGGAGTTACATGGGTATGCCAAGGGCGGTTACATACATCCAGAAAACTTTAAGTTTTTAGAAAGCTACCATGATGCAGTAGTGCGTGGTGGTATGACTGGTAAGATGAAGGGAGAGGATGTAACTATGTACATCAAAGGACTGGGAGTAAATGGAAAGGAGTATCTACTTCCTAGCTATGACCCTGAAAGCGGCACAATACTATCAGACAGTGGAACTAGAAAGAAGTTTAAAAAACTGATAGACAGCGGAGTGATCAAAGGATATGACAATCCTAAACAGGCCGAAGAAGAACGTAGAAAAATGTATGATGCTATTATCAATAAACGTCAGCAACGCGCAGCTGGTGGTAAGGTCATGAAGGCTTGTGCAGCATGAAGTACTTCACAGAAGATGAACTGAAATGCTCTCACTGCGGGGAGCAGGGTATGGACGCTGAGTTCATGCAGAAAGTAGAAAAGCTGCGTGAGGAGTTAGGGTTTCCCTTTCCCGTTACCAGCGCATACCGCTGCCCGGAACATCCAATAGAAGCTAAAAAATCTACTCCGGGCGCACATGCTAGTGGTCGTGCAATTGATATAGGCGTAACCCATGAGAACGCCTATAAGCTAGTACAGGCTGCTCTCAATTCCGGGTTTACTGGTATAGGTATAAACCAGAAAGGCTCAGGCCGTTTTATCCACATCGATGATCTGGACTATGGCATTCGTCCTACAGTCTGGAGTTATTAAACGCACATATCTCATCTTCAAGATATTTGTGTAGTCCTTCCAACTTTAACTCAGCCTCGCTAATTGCTTTATAAATTAGCGGGGCATCATCTTTTTTAAACACTTTTGATATTTTATCTTTAGGAAGCATACTCATTTCTGTTATCAGGTCGCCCTGCAAATTAATAAGTAACTTAAAAGATATTAGATTCCCTTCCATACCACATTCTCCTGCTTACCACGCAGTCCTGCTTTCATATAGGCTGTTGCCCTACCTTCAAAAAAGTTCTGGTGTTCAACACCAAGCACATCATCCAACCAGTGCAGCGGGTTTTCCTTAACTTTGTAGTTGGGCTTGAGACCCAGCTGTAGCAGTCTACGGTCAGCTATATAATGAACATAATCACCCATTTCTGATCGGGTTAATCCTCGGATATCGCCCATCTCAAACACCAAATCCAAGAACTTCTGCTCCAACCTGACCATGTCCCGGCATGCCTGATAGATTTCTTTCTTGAAATCATCTGTCCAAATATCCAGATTCTCCTGAATAAACTCCCGGAACAAGCGGGTCATGGCTTCTACATGCAGAGACTCATCTTTGATACTGTAACTAACTATCTGGCCCATACCCTTCATACGCCCAAAGCGGGGGAAGTTTAGCAGGATAACAAAGCTGCTGAACAACTGTAGCCCCTCGGTGAAGGCACTGTACACGGCAAGGTTCTTGGCAATTGAACCTTTGTCCTTCACTGATATGCGTAGGCTGTTGACATACTCATGCTTGTCGGACATCTCCTCGTACTCAGCAAAGGCTTTGTATTCTATCTCGGGCATACCTACCGTATCCAACAACAGGCTGTAGGCGTGTTGATGAATAGACTCCATGTTGGCGAATGCGCCCATCATCATCCGGGCTTCCGGCTTCTTGAAGATGCGCATGTAGCGGTCAATGTAACCACTACCTACATCCACATCTGACTGCGTGAACAGTCTGAATATCTGTGTAAGGAGGTTCTTTTCTTCCTGCGTCATGTCCTGCCAATCCTTAACATCATTGTGCAGGGGTACATCCTCTGGGAACCAGTGCATCTGGTTCTGCTGGAAGTAGTAGTCAAACATCCACGGGTAGTCAAAAGGTTTGTAGTAATCTCTAGTGCTAAGTAAACTCATTCGTTATCTCCTTCTTGCATAATTATCATTGTTTTTCTGTTCCACTGCCTTATTAGATTTATTATTTTTCCCATCTTGCTTCCTTTTGTTTTGAAATATCCTATCCCAGTTTCTATTGAACTGAGTAGTGGTAACGGCTAAAGGCCTACGTCTACTACCTTTGCTCATTGTCTTGTTCACCGTAGTACAAATAACCAAACTCTTCCCAATATTCTTTGTGACACTTACGTTCATGATAGCAGTTGAAGCATGTGCCAGTAAGATCATCAAACTCTGGTGTCTCACAGATGTCTAACTTTTCTAATGTTCCCCAAGAATTGGGAGTGCATTTGCATTCCATAACTATTTACCTTGGCCCCGGTATTTCTTGTGCGAAGCCTTTTGATATTTACTCATCGTACTACGTTTGATATTACCTCGTCCGATGGACGTACCTTTTTCGCCCTTGCCTTCTTTTATAAGCTTGTTGGTTTCTTTAATCGTGTTCTTACTCATTGTAACTAACCTTCACAGCTTAAACAAACGCCCAGATCAATGCGGGGAATCTTTATGTTAACATTCTCTGCTGACCTAGCAGCATCAGATCGCAGGTAGTACAGCGACTTCAGCTTCTTGGCCCCGGCCCAGTGTACATCATTCACATATTGAAGATACTCATCGTGAACCTGCTGTGGTTCCGTGGCTTTTGGCGGGACAAAGAATAGGTTAACACTCTGACTCTGGCAGATATAATCCTGACGCTGATGTGCGTGTTCAACAATCCATATCTGGTTTATCTCGGGCGCAGTCTTGAATATCTCTTTCTGCTCTTCGCTGAAGACATCCATGTGTTGAATTGACCCTTCATGGGCTGAAATATCCCGCCAAATTTCATCGCGTTTCTTTTTATCGCCCGGGAACATTTCAAAGATTAAATCGTCTAAGTATTTATTCTTGACCTTAAAGCTGCCCGACAGGGTTTTGTGTGTGTACACGTTGGCCCGGAACGGTTCAATAGAGGGGCTTGTACCACCACATATAATTGAACTGGAGGCGTTAGGAGCCACCGCCATAAGGTGTGCGTTACGCCTGTTGCTACCGCTTACATCGGGAGCCTCCCCTCTTGTAGCAGCCAGCTGTTCTGTGGCCTCAACTGCCTTAGTCTTAATGTTATTAAATGCCCTGTGGTTGAATGCCGTGGCGTACATGCTTTCAAACGGGATGTGGTGTGCCTGAAGATAGGTATGAAATCCCATCGCTCCTAGGCCCACAGAACGCTCCCTGTAGGCAGAATAAGCTGCCTTTGTGTAGCCCTCCATGCCCGGATTAACGTAGCTTTTAAATCGTTTAAAGTTAGCTGTGTACCCACCCAAGTTACTGGTGTCCACGATAGCTGAAATGAAATGTTCCAGCACGTTATCCAGCATTGTAATCAGGTCGGGGATGAAGTTGTCGTCCTCGCTCCACTGGTCATAGTATTCTAAGTTAACACTAGACAGGCAGCAGACAGCTGTCCTTTCCTCATTGGTTGCTAGAGTTATCTCAGAGCAAAGATTACTTTGCTTTATTTGAAGCCCCAAGTCTTTCTGTTGTTTAGGCAGGGCTGCATTACAGGTATCAATGTTAACAATGTAAGGCTCCCCGGTTTCTGCCCGGGTGTTAATGATCTGAAACCACAGATCACGGGCCGATACGGTCTTAACCGCAGTGTTGCTCTTGGGGTCTATCAACCTCCATTCGCTGTCATTCTCTACGGCATCCAAGAAATCGTTAGTCAGGTTAACTGCGTTGTGCAGGTTGAGGCACTTACGGTTGATGTCCCCGCCAGTAGTCTTACGCATGGCTATAAACTCTTCTATCTCTGGATGACTAATATCCATGTAAGCAGCGTAGCTACCCCGCCGTGTAACGCCTTGGTTGAAGGCCAGCATCTGGCTGTCTACAACGTGCATGAAAGGGATGGAACCAGTAGACTTACTACCGTGAGTAGTATCCACACCATTACTCCGCACATCACCCCAATAACCGCCGATCCCTCCACCTGTGCTTGCCAGCCATATGTTCTCATCATAATGAGCAGAGAGACCGTGGCGGGAATCAGGAACAAAATTAAGAAAGCAGCTGATAGGTAGGCCACGGCTAGTTCCCCCGTTACTAAGGATAGGAGTGCTAAACATAAACCACAGATTACTAGCATAGGTATAAAGTCGCTGTGCAAGACCGAAATCAGTAATCCCCTTGTACGTTGCCCCATATACAGCAGCCCTAGCAAAAGCCTCTTGAGCATGAGTTTCTCCTTCCCAGAAATATCTATCTTTTAATGTCGCAATTGCAAAAGCATCTAGTAAAGTTTCTTTGTCGTAATCTATTTTTAATCCTAGATATTCCTGCACACCTAATTTGTCATTACTCACGGCACAATTCCTTCCTTAATAATTGTGGATATCATACGCTTTTCATACCATTCGGCCTTGCGTAAGTCTTCAATTCCATTTTTGTACCTGAACCTCCAGCGATACTTCAAGCTGTTGCCCCGGCAGTAGCCAAGAAATTCTTCGGGCGTGAGCATTGCGCGGATCGCATCAATGCATTCAATATCACCTTGGTTGTAATGGGTAGGAGAGTTAACAGTATCATGCTGCTTTTCTGCCCTTAGTTTCTTTCCTACTGCATACCACTCTTCTGGTGTTGCGTTATCAATAGACATTAGTCTGTCTCCTTATTTTCATCAAAGTACTCGTTTACAAAACTCTCGCTCTTGCGATATTCCATATCAACCCATTCATCCGGCAGGGTGTACTCGCTGTACCATTTAAATCCGTTTGCTTCGGCCCACTCTGAGTGGCTCCGTTTTGTACCATCCTTTCTACGTTTAGCCTGAGGCATCGGAGCAGAAGGGTTGGCAAATAAAAATACTAATTCATAACCGCGAGGCAGTGCTTTCTTTACCCAGATATATTTACTGTACTCGGCAAAGTCCCAGAACCTGCCCTTGGCTTCTATGAGATAGGTTACACGCCCTATTTTCTTAATGAAGTCTGGATGGTACTTGTGGTTTATAGTGTAATCCAGAATTTTACTGTGATGTTTCCAGCCTTTCAGAAGCCCAGTATGTAATTCAGATTCCCAAATTGAATCGTAGTTAGCCGGGACGTTCTTTCGTACTGGACGCTCCCGCCTTTTCTTCCGAAGTCCGTTTCTAATCTTGGCCTTCAATGTATTACAACCTCTTCCCTGTTAATTAATTCTATTTCTATTAGGTCATACAAATGCATTAATGTGTCATCACTAAGATACACATTCTTATTATGCTTATGTATCTCTAACCCAATAATCATGAGCAGTTCATTAAGCTGATCGTTTTCTTCGTTCATTCTTTTTGATCTGCTTTATGGCCCACCTAAAAGAATACGGAGCCACTGTATACTTTCCTTGAAGAAGGAAATGCGTCTGTGTTGACAGCTTACTTAAGATAGTATCAATAGTGACACTAGCCTGATCTTCTTTCCCAAGCTGCCCACGCAGCCAGTCTACAAGTTCTAGCTTGGCTAGTTTCCTTATCCGTTTTGCTTGTCTGCCGTTCATAAAACTTCCTCAACATTCGGGGCAACCACAACCTTGGTCAAATGCACCAAGCCCTTGGCATATTTAAATGTGCGCAGACCCTGACCGTCATTGGCATCTGCATAGCAGTCGTACTTATAGCTACAGTAGGAGCAGTTTTTAGAAATCTTTTCGTTACCTTTCGCACCATCTGCTTCAACGGGGTAGCATCTTTCAGGCGGGGAGTCTGTAGCAATCACATCTTTAACTATGTTGATCCTATTTTTGATGTTAGGCTTATCCAAGTCCTCGGGTATAAACAAACAAAGTTCACCGCTTTCTTTATTGATAACCAAGAACCCACCAGAGTTTGTACCTTCAGCAGCTTCGTATCCTGCAAGCTGACTCAGGTATCCAAAGGGATCGTTCTCTGCCAGTGTGCCGTACTTAAACTTGCTGAATGCAAAGCTGGACGCAGTCTTAACGTCAACTACTTCACCATCTATCTTGCAGTCCATATGTCCTGCAATACTGTCAACGGCTATTTCTTTCTGTTGACTTGTTACCTCATGCCCTGAAATCTTAACCAGTAGTAGAACTAGTTCTTCAAGCAGATGCCCGTACAGAAACTTAATCATCAGGCTTGGTGACAGATCACCATCCTTACCTTCGGCCCGGGAGTCGTACCAAAGTCTTCTCAAAGGCTTACCAATATTAGACATCCTAAGATTGAAATTAGAATCCCTTGGGGTAGGTCTAGCCCATCCTATAAAGGCTTGTTTCATTGCCTCACCAAATTCCTCAATGAGGTCATCAGATACATCAATAGCCTCACCATTTGTTAGCGGTTCTAACGATGTGTATATATCTTCTACTAACGTATCAATCGTTTTTGACATTATCAATTACCTCATTGAGGATGTTTAGTGCATCGGAAACATCCAGTTTAAACCATTCATACTTGGAACGGTACTTGTTTTTTAATTCTTTATGTAAAAGCTTTTCTATGTGGGGAGCATCTTCAACGGCTATTGCATACTCAACTTTGTAGTCCCTATATGGGGAGCCTGTTTGAAAGACATTCAATCTATCTGGGACTGACATAGCCCTGCCAACCTTTAGCCACCCGTCCCAAGCGGGATTGGATATCAGATAGATGTTGCCTTCTTGTATGTGTCTGCTTTTGTAATACTCTTTGAATACTACATCATTGTAGTTTTTGAATCTGCCGGGGGCATGAGTAGCATCACTAACAGGTACATACTTACCGCCTACATACATACGTTTCTTGTTCTTTTTTAAATGCGCTTCTAGTGTGCTTCTCCCGGACGCATTACCAGTGTAATACCAGATACCATCCTTGTACTGTAGATTAATATAATGACGATACATTTCAGGTAGAGTGTTTTTGATTGTATCGCCGCACTCAGCACAGACAAGTTCTTCCCAATGAAGATGTTGTATCTTCAAGTCTTCGTTACAGTTTTCGCACTCAACTAGATAAGGCATGATTATCCCCTAGTGTGTTTCACTCCAATCATCTCCTACATTGTATTCCCCATCAAGCTGACAGTTTAGTTCAAGCGCAACACCCGCTTCTACAATAGCATCAATACCAAGTTCACCAACCAGTTCAGCATCCTGCGCCAAAGCCTCAACCTGCCATTCATCGTGTATGTTGGCTACAATCTTGGCATTAAGATTGTTTGACTTTAGCTTGTCATCAAATAGAACCAAAGCTTTCTTCATCACGATTGCACCTGCACCTTGAAGCAATGAGTTCAAAGCAGCATGTGATGACCTGATAAATATCTTACGCCCATCTAATCCCCGGACGTAGCCTTTTGCTGACGCTCTTTCAACTCGTTTTGCAAGAGCAGCAAATGCTGGGAGATTATTAAGGAAAGATTCTCTAAGGCGTTTACCGTGACTTTTGTTTCCTCCAACCACTGTTCCAAGCTTTTCATTTCCTGCTCCGTATATAAGTGCATAGATGAAAGTTTTAGCCTGATCTCTTGATTCAAGTCCTGCAAGTTTTTGATTAGCGGTGTGGATGTCTCCATTGAGTATTTCATTTGTGAATGCCTCGTCATTCATGTAGTGGGCTAACATGCGCAGTTCCAAACCACTAGCGTCAATACCTACCAGTTTGTAACCAGTAGGTACACGCCAGCATTTTCTACACTCTTTCCCATATGGCGCACGGGTACTCGGTACTTGTGCCATGTTGGGGTCACGATGTGTCATGCGTCCGGTAATAGTTCCATTTGAATTCACATAACCATGAACCCTACCATCCTCGCATGAAAACTTAAACCAAGATTTAATCTGTGCTATCCGCTTCTGAAGCAGCAGGTACTCCGCTATAAGCTGTGCTTGAGGGATGTCATCTATTTCCATCAGTGTACCTTCATCAACTATCGGCTGACCAGTAGGCGTAAACTTGGTTGGCTTCCACCCAAAGTCTTGCAGATACTCGCCGATCTGTTTGCGGGAACCAAGATTGAATTCTGTTTCAAGATGCCTATCAACGAACCCAGCGACACACGCAATCTTAAACTCCTCGTCTGTCATTCTGACGCGGTTCCCAGATGCTGTGTCAGCCATTCGGGCGGGGACTCCCGACTTGGTTTCTCTGGCATACAGCCTGATGGTTTCAACCTTAGGTTTGAACTGCTGATGAACCTCATCAACAACCTCATCCAGCCTTTTCTTAAGTCTAGCAAGAAGGGAAGCTGCATGTTCTGTATCAAACATAAAACCATTGATGCGCTGCTCGTCTAGTAGACGGTAGCACTGATGCTCCAGCTTGATGCTGTCCCCGGAAAAACCTTGGGCTTCTTTGCGCAGTTGAAAATAGACCCTAGCATTGAGTTGTACATCACGCTCACAGTACTCAAGCATCTCGCTTGAAAACTTGTTGAAGTCATGAAACTCAATCTTGTTATAGCCAAGCTTGTAACCCCAAGACTCAAGACCGTGACCACCGTCCCGAGTAGGATTGAAAAGCCTAGATAAGACAAGTGTGTCAACAATCTTTTTATCGTATAGGTTGACACCTGTCAGTCTCTTGACTGTTGGTATATCAAATCCAAGGATGTTGTGCCCGATAAGTTTATCGGCCTGACTAACAAATTCTATGCCTTCATCTATTTCTTTAGGCCCAAAACTGTGCAGTATCTCGGCATCAATGTCATAAGCAACAACGCACCAGATGGTATTACAATTTGTCAGGCCGTTTGTTTCTATGTCAAAGACTAAGTTCACAGTAAATCCCCCACCTCTTCATCAAACTCATCATCAAACACTTCGTTGAGTCTGCCTGTTTCATTATTGTAATGCAAGTTTGTAGCTTTACCTACATCCCCGGTGTATCTGGATTTAAGTACACGCATTGTAGTGGTGTTGGCTTCCTCGGGATCATCAGACTGCTGGTTGCGCTCAAGAGCAATAACACAATCGCTTAACTGGGCTATGCTTTGACTGCCCCGCAAGTGACTAAGGCTAACAGTAATACCATTCTCATGGCCCCTGTTGCCCTCTGTGCGCCTCAAATGGGACACCAATACCATCCCTGCGCCTGTCTCCTCCACTATTGAACGGAGCCTGTGCATGATGCTATCAATGATCCTACGCTCATCACCTTCGGTGTAAGCCGACACAAGCATATGCAAGTGGTCAAGCACAATCCACTTACAGTCGCAGCCGATAATCATAAACCTGATCTTACTGTATATCTCTTCAATATCCTGAACACCAAGATGCGAGTACACCCAGACCCTGCCATCGTT